CATCGGCTGTATAGGTATGGCAAATCCCATAACGCTTAACAACTCTTCCGTATTTGTATATTCTAAATGCAAATCCCCCGCAATCTCCTCTAAAAAACCTTCGCGCATTAAAAGACATTGACAATAATCCATACATATCGTAGCGCCGTCTCCCGGAACTCCTATCATTTCCCACTCTTCGATAGGCATAGAATTTCCATGCCGGGAAAGACAATCTGGACAGGCTTTCACGCCGACCGCAAGCCATATCCAATTATCGGCCATTAGACACCTCCATGAGCGTAAAGGCCTCGGTATTGAGCCGCGTGAATTGCTTTTTGAGGGTAATGTCCAATGCTTTCCATAAAGGCGCGTAGAAACGACCTGCGCCCGTTCTAAAATTCTCGTTCTCTTTATTTTTAGATAATTTCATTTCCGGCAAACTTGCATCCCAATCGGCGGCAAACATCCGATACAAAGCTGTAGTTCCCGCGCCGTTTAGCTCAAAAGACTTCATTCTGTCTTCTATGCCACTTGTCCAATATACCTGCTCCCGTTCAAAGGCATTTACAATCATTGTTTGTTTCCAGCGTGGATACATAATCTCCGGGGCTTTTTCCTTATGTATGTCTCGATAAAACCGCGCTGCATTATTCAAGGCTTCTTGAATCCATTTGTCCTCGAATTGGAATATAATCGTATCTATAAGATTCTGACTTGCTTCTTCAGGATTGCCAAACCAGACCGGAAAATCCTGCAATAGAATAAGCTCGATAAGCCAATCTTCTGCATTTGCGCGGTCAAGAAGTATGCCATTGAGGCGTGCTGTTATTTTTTGTTTCAACCAATTCATTCGATTGGAATATCCTCTTTAGTATTCAAGCAATTCGGGCAAGTTAGTTTTTTGCCCTTTTTCGACCACCCTTTTGGCAATCGCGTGGATACAATCTTATCGCCGCACTCGTCGCATTCATAAATATCGTTACTTGGTCTTCTGATTAATGGCATTATTCCTCCTCTTCTTGGGGTTCAGTCTCTTGGGTTTCGCTAAACTCATTCTGCACCTTTTCAAACCGGCCTGTGCCGAATTGATTCTGTAACTCTTCGTTTAATTTCTTATTCTCTCGGACTTGCTTTTCGGCGTCGGCTTCATTGCTTATATCGGACTGCATTTCACGTAATAGCTTCGCCGGTGTCGTTAAGTTATATTTCAGAAGCCTTGCGTCGCGCTTATCAATTTCATCTTCCGAAATCGGGAAGTTAATATCCGGCCATTCTATCTTCAATCTTGCATCATCCGGTATTTTCCGCTCGGATGTATGATAGTTATAGATAACCTTTTCTATCTCAAAAAGCTGTTTTTCCGCCATTGTAAATAGCTCTTCACGGTTTTCTCTATCTTCCAGCAAGTCTAATTTCGACGCTATTATAGCAAATCCACTTGCGAGTTGCGATTGTTGTGTCATTGTATTCTGACCAAGATTATTCAAATAAAAAGCCGTAGCCATCCACTTGTCAATTATATTTTGAAGTTCTATTAGTTTTGGCGAAGGCGATCTGAAAAAGAAATCCGGCTGGCTCGCGGCATATTCGCCTCCACCCATAGAACCAGCCGTTAAATTCAAAAAACTAAATGGGTCTGATTGTAATTTCCCCTTTACTTCACCTCGTATGCAAGGTTGACTAAATCCTTGTGTCCTTGCCAGATGCAATAAGTCTGTTGCGAGTGCATTCACAGATTCATTCACATTGACAAAACTCTCATCTATATTTGCCCAAAATATATTCCCAGTAAGCTGTTCGTCTCTAAATACCGCGAATGGCAATATCCCATAGGGATTCTTTTTCTCTTCATTTATCTGGGTTTCAACAAGGTTCCCAGATGCGTCAATCATATACGCATTTTCCTTATCCCAATATACAAAATAATCATTCGTTTCGTGCTCCCCGCCCGTTAAGGCCGGATCAGTATCGGGTTTCGTGCTGCGATATACCACTATGTCAGCACGTTGTGGATTTTGTGTATTCTGCGCTACATCACACATGTCAGGCGTAAGTATTCGATATTTCAATCCTTCTTCAATATCCCAATAAGGATGCACTAAAACCGTTTTCGTTAATCGAGTAAACCGGTCAACCGTTTTCATTATCGCTTTTTTCCCGGCTTCTTCAATAATATCACTATATATTTTTGTTGACATTTCGTCTATGTTGCCATCTGGTTTTACTATTGTCCGAACGCAATCCTTTTTATACAACAACGAAAGGCCGTTTATTATCTTTTTCGTGATAGGCAATACAACCAATGGTATTTTCTCTTTAACATCATCCCAATTAGCGAATACATTTTTGAAATAATCATCCATGTGCGGCTTCTGGACTCCATAATAAAAATCAATAGCCTTTTCTGCATCTTCACGCAAATGTTCTCGCGCCTCATGTCGAACCTGTTCCAGAGTTTCATAAAAGATATTCCATTGTTGGCCGTTACGAATCATATAGCTACTCCGGTGAAATGCGACCCTTCGCCATTATATGTTATTACCAATACGGCATAGTCCCGCGCATCCGATTTATGGCCGCGCGATTTATCCTTTTTATCGATTTCCTTCGTGCCCGATTTATAAGACATCTGCAAGCAATCCTTAATAAGCTCTTTGCAGGACGGGTCTACATACTCCCCGATTTCACCTTTGGCATTCAACAACTGCGCATTATTTGCATTGAATCGATACGCTAAAGGCGGGTTCGCATTCGGGATCCTGTATGTAGCGTGCGGGAATACTTGTCGAATTAAATCGTAATCGCTTTGATTAGTTTGTGCACTTACCGTCGATCGGCTATGCCCAGAAGCGTCTCCGAACACCTCCAGCGGCCCAACGTGACCTACCTTGTCCAAAACACGCCTCGTCTCACGGGCGGCTTCCCACGTATTCGACCCGCGTATAGATACTTCGCGCAAAAAATATACGATAGGCTTGCGATCATATTGTCCTATCAATACACTCATAGGATCAACATTAAAATCCCAAGTGATAAACGTATTCATTCCCCGCTGGTATTCAAGCGGCTTTATGTGCATCGCCCGATCAAACATATAATACACGGGGCCTTTAGTGAGCGGCACGAACTCGCCATCTATAAATGCTTGCACCATTCGAGGATCATATTGAGCTTCTAGGGTTGCTACATATCCGGAGGGGAGAAATGTATTTTCGCGCGTAGAAACCTGAATTAAACGCATATACGTTTCGTTGCCGTCCTTATCGGTTGCGTATATTACAGGTTCCCCGTTCGGCGGCGTATTCTCAAATAAATCAAATCCCCAGTTCAACTCTTCGGGCGTCCCGGTCAAATCAAACTGTAATGACTTGGCCTTCGGGTCGCGTATACGAGCAAGCATTTCCTCGAAGGCCCGTATCGGCTGGATGAACGGCTCGTCCATATGCACCCACGAAAGGGTCGGCCCGCGTAAAGATTCGGGAATATTGCTTGATAAAATATATATACGGTGATCGAAAAAAGGAATGTCAAAATAATACGGGCCGGACTTATATACGCTATAATTTAAGCCCAACTCGCGCAAGTTGCTTTCAAGTGCCGGGATCATAGTCTTTTTAGCCATTGGCATTGAAGGGCATACAACTGCACCTGCGCACCCCGGATTATCGGCAGCATGTCTTAGGTCGCGTTTAGCGCCGCCCTCAGACTTACCAGAGCCAAAACCGCCGACATATCCCGTTAAGAATACATCAGACTCGAAATACCGCTTTTGTCCGGGCAGTAATGTCCAGCCGGTATTTATTTTTGCTGTTAGTCTTTTAGGCAATTATATAATCCACGTAAGCTCCTGTCGTCAAAGTTGTTTAGCTATACTATTAAACATTCCATTCTTTTATCATTAGGAAACCCTTCAAAATTCCCTTGTTCAAAATAAACAGAATCTCTCAACGAATGGAATACTTTTGAGTATATTTCCTTCGCATATTCTATATTTTCTTGCAGAACATCATCATCGTATCCATAAAATGGATTTATACACGCCCCTTCTTCTTCTGTATAAAAACCTTTCATTCCAAATAACGCCATTCTTTGAAGCCGTTTGATTTTCTTATCGGTCATTATTTTTCCTCTTTATAATCCAACTGCCTATCCAGAATATCGGCCACAAAAACACTATAAAAATCGATTCCCCACTTGTCAAGTAGTATTTTTTATTTAATAAACAACGCTCTGCTTCAAAAAAAGCATACAGTATCCCAAAGCAACCAATAAGTAAGTAGATAAGGATTGCGTCAAGCCAGAAATTATGCCAAAACATTATTATATAATATATCGCTTTATGGAAGTTATTCATAAACAAACACGATTCTGCTCGG